GGAATGCCTCCAGGCGCTGCTCGTCGGTGATCGCCTCCAGGTCCGGGTACTCGTGCCCGTCATACATACCCCACATCGAGGCGAGGTCTCCCAACGGGTCCGCGTTCATCGACACGAGCGCGACGTTGGGCCGCGAGCTACGCATCTCCTCGCTCGGGTACATCGCCCGATCGGCCCATCGAACCGGAGTCTCAGCCACGCTTCGTTCCCTTCTTCCGCTTGCCCTTGTCGTCGTACTTCCGGGTACGCTCCTTCGCCTCGTGCGCGATCTGCTTGTGGAGCGCGTTCACGTTTCTCGGGTTGGATTTGGAACTCATGACTCCTCCATCGGCAGAAAGGCTTCAAGCCCCATGACTCTCTTGCGTAGGTCGTCGATGTCGACCAGAGCTAGGTTGAGAAGTTCCTCCAAGTCTCGCAACTGCTGACTGGAGTTGGTGTGATCTTTGTACTTCTCTAACCTCTTCTCTTCGCTGTGCTTTTGTTGTGCGAGAGCACGCTTTCTTCCGGAAGTTAGTTGCCTAGCGGTGAACACCTCATCGGAGACTTCCCAAACAGATCGTCTTCCAGGCACCGGCTTGATGGCTCCTGTTGATCTGATGTACTTCGTCGCTGCATGACCGCCGCTTACCTTCTCCATTTCATCAGTGATGATTTCTTTCAGATAACCATAGACGTACCCGTCTTCTGATCGCATCCCTCTTACGTGTTCTAACCACGAGTTGATTAGGGAAACCATCTCGTGTTTTGGGACGCCTCTCTCGTCCGTCATCGCTTTATCCTCCCGCAACTTGAGCAGACGTTCTGGTCACCGCTACGCCGGAACCCTTTCCCCCAACAGTAGTCGCACTCCATCGTCTCTAGCTCGCGGACGCCAGTCACGGTCGCGCCAGCTGCGAAGTCGATCGACGTGATGCCCCAGGGGTTCTCCGCTACCGAGACCTTGACCTTGTCGTTGGCGTTGTAACCCATAGCGAGCACACGTAGCTCCTCGTCGCCGATGACGTAGAACCGTGTGCCCATCGTCAGTTGGTTGGCGAGCATTACCAGAACCTCCCGGTCAGTGAGTGGTAGAGACCTTGGAGGGTCCGGTACTCGTCGGCTGCGTCGTCCGGTAGGTGGTCGGGCTTGGTCTTGTCGCGTAGGTGCTCGACTTGGATAGCACTTGCCTGCTCATCCAACTGACGGAGCCGATTAGAGAGAAGCGCAAGCACGCGAGGCTTCTCCTTCTCGGTCAGAGAGAACCCGCTCACCGTCCTCTCCTCACCACGAGGAGTTCCTTGGAGGAGCGCGTCACCGCTGTGTACAACCAGCGCTTCTGCGTCTCCGGGGGCCAGAACCCGATGTACTCCTCAAGTAGCACAACCTTCTTCGCCTCTGAGCCTTGCGCCTTGTGGACCGTCATGGTGTAGCCGTAGTCGAAGAGGTCGAAGCCGTCTCGCGTCTCTAGCGGACGCTCCGCGTTGAACTGGTCCCGGTGAATCCGACCTTCGTACGGGGTGCGCTCGCCATCCAGGTCGATCTTCGCGACGTAGTACCGGGCACCATGGAGCACGCTTCCGTCCTTGCGCCGCGCTGGTCCTATCTCACGAATCGTCCCGGTACTCCCGTTGACGATCCCAGCGCCTCTGTTATTCTTCAAGCAGATGACGCGGTCACCGGTCTGCGGCTCGTCAGGATTGAACCCGCGCGAGCGCCGGGCGAGGATGTTCATTCCCACTCGGGTCTTGTTGGTAGCACACAGGATCATCAACTCCGCGTCCCAGGCAACGCCGTCAATGAACTCGCGGACCTCGTATCCCCAGAAGTTGTCGGTGACCTTCCTCACGCCGTCACCGACCTCACCCTGAGGGATACGCCCCGACAAGCGGACAGCGTGGGCGAGGTCGATGACGGCGGAGCCTTCTCCCTGGCGATGGATGGTCGTTAGCTCTGCGTCGAACCGGCGGCCCATGATGTTGATACCGCCTTTGACGGGCGGTAGCTGGCCGTGGTCGCCCACCCACACGATCGGGACCTGAAAGGAGAGGAGGTCGGCATACACGCTCTCACCGACCATCGACGCCTCATCGACCACGATGGCCGAGACCCAAGGCGGTAACACATCGCGCTTCTCGAAGCGGATGCCGCACTCCGCACAACGGTCCCGGTGAGGAACGCCGACACGGTGGCACGGCGGTCCCTTCTCGGTATCGGTGTCGGGATTGTCAGATAGGAACTCCGCGCGTTCCTCGTCGCTCATCCGATTCCAGACCGTCTCCGGGCAAGGAGCACAGTGGTACTCCGCCGGGAGGTAGATGAGACCGTGGATGGTCGAGGTCTCCTGGCCCTTGAGCTTGCGGTGAAGAACCTTCGCTGCCTTCCCTGTGTAGGCACAGAAGGCGACGTCACCGCCGAGGACGGTAGGAAGCTGCCCGGCCACGTATGTCTTGCCCGTCCCAGCCAGACCGGCGAGGATCGTCTCTGGGTGACCTTCCTCCACCCGGTCGGCAATGAGGTCGAGCGCGAATCGTTGGCCGGTGTCGAGTGGGATGGTCTCGGTCATGTGGAACTCCTCCGCAACTTCTCGCGCTTCGCCTCTCGACGGTAGTTGGCGCGACCCTGGCCGGTGATGTTGTACCCCTTCGGCCGGTAAGACACACGAGAATAGACCTCGAAGTCGGGGTCATAGACGATGGTGTCCTTACAAGGGTCGCGCGGGTTCCGCTTACAGACCTTGACCTCAGTCGAGTACCCGACCCATTCGTTGCCTGCGACCTTCGCGCCCCAGCGGCTCTGAACCTTCCACCAATGGCCGTGGGCGCGGCAGTCAACGAACTCGTCAGGCATGCCCGCAAGCTGGTCGTCGCGGCTAGGCGTCCGGGACCTGGACGCTTTCGTAATCGTCATTGAGGGCTCCTCTTCCCTCGTGGCGCCTCGGGACCTAAAGGCGCGTATCCGAAGACGCTACCCTATGTGTGCAAGAAAAGTAAAGAGTTTGTCTAGGACCCTCCTCTCTGGTGTCTCTACCTGCGCAGATAACGAATCGCTACCTGCGAAATCTCCACCCCGAATCCGGTCTAATAACCGTCGCAACTCGACACTTGGGTCGAATCGCAACGGCAAGGCGATCACCTCACCGCGTGCCACCGCTCCTCGAATCCAACAACTACATTTTCCCGTAACTGTACGGCCGTTCCATTCCCAGACCGGGACACCGAAGTCTGGGGAGAGGAATCCGCATTCATGTAGGACGGTCGTGTCGATCCTCCTCCATCGTCGTCGGGATCAAACGCCCATATCTGATGGGCGAACAATGTACGCCTGAACCCCTTCTTCTTCATTCCTCGAACCAGGATCACCGAGTGGCGCATCCGCAAGCTAAAGAGACGTTTCTGTAGCTCAGGGTTGGCGAAGTTCTTCCGCGTGATGTTGACGGCCTGCCGGCCGGTCTCGTCCTCACAATACAGCAGCATCGACTTCGGTATCTTGCCCTTGTAATAGTCCTCAGCCGGGTCAAGCTCCCGACCTTCTCTAGCGCGGAACTCCTCGAAGACGTCACGGAGGTTCCGCTGGTTGACCCGGAGGACCATACACAGTCGCTCGCTACGATCCTCGTACGAGACATCCACCGCTCTGTGTGTAGGTCTTGGGACTGAGCTAGGGTCTTCCGGCGGGAGGTTCGCCTTGCGCTTGATCCGAGCACGTACCCGGTCGAGCGCCCGCATCATCTCGAAGATGCCGAAGAAGTCGTCAGTGTCAAGTGCCTCACACAAAGCCGGAACCGTCTTGACGCCGAAGCCGTTGACGTTGATGAGGTCGGGCCACGTCCGTAGCTCGTCCTGGGCCGCAACGATCTTCTCTGCCTTCGAGATGCCCACACCCGGCAACTGCTGGAAGCCAGCTCGAATCCCTGTGCCCTCCACAACCCAGTTGAGACCGGACTCGCGGAGGTCGGGAGGACGGACCTCGATCCCCTTCCGCGTCGCGTCAATCAGAAGCTCGCGCCGCTTCTCCTCGTTGTCGTCGAACTTGTGTAGCATACTCACGTAGAAGACTTGAGGGTGGTGACGCTTCAACCACATCGTCCAGAAGCCTAAGATAGTGTAACTCACGGCATGTGCTACGTTGAAGGCATACGTCCCAGCAGTAACAAGACGGTTCCAAATCTCTAGTGCCCGGTCGCGTGGTATCCCGTTCGCATCGCAGCCGTCGTACCAAGGTCCGATTAGCTCGTTGAAGCTCGACTCGCCTAGCCGCTTGCTGATTACCTTCCTGATCTTGTTCGCGTTCAGCCATGAGAAGTTCGCGACCTCCCGAAGTACCTGGAGGATCTGTTCCTGGTAGATGATCTGGCCTCTAGTCCAAGAAGTAATCCCAGAGATAATAGGATGCAGTTCCTTGGGCCGACGACGCCCATGACGAACATCCATATACTCGTACGTAGAACCACTATGCAGAGGACCAGGACGAGACAGAGCGTTGACTGCAGCCAGGTCCATGAAGTTCTCCGGCTTAACCTCGGCGTTGACAGAGCGCATCGCCTTCCCATCGAACTGGAAGATACCTACAACATCATTATCCCGGAAACCAACCAGCGTCTCCTCGTCGTCCAACGGGATCGCATAGAGGTCGTCCAGCTTCATCCCGAGCATTCCCATCGCGAGCCGTAGCATCCCGACGTTCTTTAGCCCCAGGAAGTCGATCTTCATTACACCGAGTTCTTCGGCGTCGTACTTGTCTACCGACACAGCCTTGAGAGTTCGCCCCTCGCTATCCTTCCGCTGGTACACTGCCACGTAGTCAGTCAGTGGCTCCGAGCTAACGACTAGCCCGGCTGCGTGCGTACTCATGCCGAGGTAGTTACCCTCTAGCCGCATCGCTTTCTGGAGGTCTGGGTACTTGGCGAGGATCGCCGCCGCCTCCGGGAAAAGCGTGAACGTATCCTCCAGAGCAAAGTCGGCGCGAGAGTCGCCTCCACTGCGCTCCACAAGTAAGTCTTTGACCTTCTCGATTTCGGGTATGGGGATTCCGTGGAGACGACCAACATGGGATAGTGCGAGCTTGCCCTTGAACTTCGTGAAAGTTCCAATGTTCCCTACCTTGTCGGCTCCGTACTTCCCCACGAGATATTCGCGGGTGCGCCAGCGTGTCTCGTCATCGAAGTCGAGGTCAATGTCTGGGAGGTCGTTCCGGTTGATGTCGATGAACCGCTCGAACATCAGCATGTCGAACACGACCGGATCGACTTCTGTGATACGCAAGATGTAGGAGACGACCGAAGCAGCCACGCTACCCCTAGCTGGCCCCACCGGATAGCCGTTGTTCTTCGTCCACTGAACCGCGTCGGCAATTAGCAGGAAGTAGTCGATGAACCCCTTGGCCTCGATGATCTCCATCTCGTACCGAATGCGTTCCGCGTACTTCTCCGCGTCGGTGCGTAGGCCAATCGCCCGGTAGCGCCAACCTTCCCGCAGCCATTCCCAGATGGTCGTCTTCGAGTCCTCGACAGGGAAGCGGAACGGCTCGACTTTCGGAAGTTCTACTGCGCAACGTTCGGCCACTTCCATGGTTGACCGAATGGCCTCCTCCGATGCCAATTTTGAAAGACCGGAGCCGACCAGTCTTCGATAGACCTCGGCGTCGTCGTAGAAGGTGAGCTTGACGTCATACTCCCAGTCCTGGCTTTGCCCTTCGTCTGTCTTAGCTCCTCGGCCGATGCCGTGGAGGAGACGCTGCATGACATTGTCGTCAGGCTTCGGGTAGTGAACGTCACCCGTCGCCACGAGAGGGATACCCAGCTTTCGACTGATCCGTTCCAGATGCCCGTTGATCTCTTTGGTGCGATCGAGTTCTGGAAAGGCTTGAACTTCCAGGTAATACCGATCGCCAAATATGTCCCGCATGAACCCGGCATGAGCTTCCGCACTCTTAGGGTTCCGCTTGACGCCTTTTCCACCAACCAAGAGAGAGGCGAGGAAAGAACCCGAACACCCCGACAAGACAACGAGACCATCTCCGAACTCCTTCAAATCCTTGCTGAGAATGGTTTCTTTGAAGTAGAACTGCTCCCAGCCACGGGATACCAGACTCAACAAGTTTCGGTAACCAGCTGCGTTCTCTGCAAGAATTGTTAGGTGCCACTTTAGCTTCTGCTTTAGTTGGCCAGCCGTGTATGCCTCCACGCCGAAGATCGGACGAATGCCGGCCGCCTTCGCCGCCTTCTCCAAGCGGACGTGCGACGAGACGTTGCCGTGCTCGGTAAGCGCGAGCGCCGGCATCTCTAGCTCGGCCGCACGCGCCACATGAGCCTCCGGCGAGTCATACCCGTCACAGAAGGAGAACGTGGAGTGGTGATGAAGAGAAACGTACTTCATCGCAGCGGTAGCTTCGGCATCAACTCTAGACATTTCCGACAATTCACATTGAATGCATCCGTTACTGAGACCCTCTCTGAATCCTTGGAACCGCAACGGACTCCGCCCTCAGGCAACGCCTCGTGAATCAAGTTGTTGGTAATCTCGACGCGAGGACCAAGGCGTGGATATACGGTCCAGCCTCGCAGGACTTCGAACGGGATCACCGTCCGGTGGTGCTGGTCACCGGTCTCGGTTCCGTTCTCCTCGGTGTCCTTGCGCTTGATGATGAGGAGCCGTCGCGTCTCGTCTTCGTGAGCGCTGCCTTGGTGGAGAGTGTAGAACGCGGAGCCGCCGTCCAACCACTCCACGACGATCGCCGGTCGGTTCGCCGCACCCGCTATATCGTTCTGGGCCTTGACCTCTGCCAGAGCCCATAGCTCGTTTGAATCTCTCATGTCGCCTCCCGGATCATCAGGTCCACGTCTTCGCGGATCACCAACGTTGCCTCTGTCCCGGTGCGAGGCTCTGCCTGGAGAATCGTCCGGCCGTCCTCGGTTACCTTGTACGTCCCGTCCGGCTTGATCTCCATGATGAGCTTCCTCAACGTTCGGCTCCTCGCTCGTCTCCCGACATCCACAGCAGCGCCGTGAACGCGGAATAGATGGCGGTGTCGCCGAAGTGGTCCAACGGCTTCTCCCGCCGGACATCCGACTCCGGGAACCACCACATGTTGTTCATGAGCCGCTTCGCCTTACCCCATAGCGTCATGAGGTTACCGGCCCAGCCGGTAGCTCGCCAGGCGTCGTGGGCCATCTCGTTCCGCTCGTACAACAAGATGAGGTTGGCGACGAAGAACTCTGCGACTCCCTTGTAGGTCTCTTGATACTCGCCTCCTCGCCCGGTGATGTCCGCAACTAGCTCGTCAGCGATAGAAACGATTCTGTCACCCTCCTGGTGATAAACGTCAGCAAGGTCTCGGTACACCCCGGAGGTCCCCTCTGGCAGCGAGCGTGGTGCAGAGCTACGGCGACGGGCCTCCTTCTCCTCGTACGCCCGGTCAACGCTCGCCTTGTACCTAGCGATGCCCTCAACCTCGTCGGCGGCACCCTTCGTCACGAACAGCGGAGGAGGAGGACCGGCCTCGCTCGCCTCTCCGAACGGGATGCGCACACCCCAGGAGCGAGCAACGTCCAGACGAACCGGCATAGGCTTCCCGTCGAGGTCGAAAACGCTCACGCCCCTCCCGGCCGCGCCGTGGTCCACGATCACGCCCAGAGCCTCCCACTTGGCGTTGAGAGAGGCATTCATGCACTCGTCCACATGGTACTCGTTGAGCCGCGAACTACAGCACTGGCGCTGAGGAACCTCGAAGTCTGCTTGGTCTACGCCTCGCGTCATTACTTCACCAACTCCCTCGCCTCGTTGTAGGCGTCGTGAGCCCAGGTCTCGTTGCGCCACTTACCGAACCGGCCCATACGTAGCACATCCGGGAAGCAGTCGCAGTTCGTTCGCAGCGGCTTCTCGAACTCGTACACGTCCGGGAGCGGAGGACGGGTGCGCCTTCTCTGCGGGTCTGTGATCGACATCGGCCATTCGGTTGTCTGCATCCCAAAGATGTTCGACTCGCGGACCCACGACGGAGACTCCATCCCGTTGAAGACGATGGTATTGTCCGCTATGGGCTCGACGTTCTTGTCGGCGACGAGGATGGACCAGGCGATGAAGCGGTGATCGGTCGATTGGCAGATGGAGGTAGCCGGGATTGTGGAGATGACACGGCCGTACTCGCGGGAGGAGAGGAGACCGGCCAGGACCTTCGGCCCAACCTCCATAGGCTTCACACGAGCGGAGTAGAGCAGCCACAGCTTCTCGTACACGAGACGGAGGCTCCAGGCGTTGTAGCCCGGCGCCAACGGACGCTCGATCCAGCCGGGGTCGATGGCGCCGTATAGCTTGCGCCGGTAGCCCTCCATCGTTCCTCGGCAGACCTGATGAACGTAGCCCTCTGGCTCTAGCTCGGTGACCTCCGGGATGTGCTGGTACAAGTACTGCGGCCCGACCAGCCTGCTCGGCTCGCCTAGGGAGAAGATGTCGAACTCTCGGTCAGCGAGCGCGAGCGCGTGTGCCGCCAACAGACCGGCCGGGCCTGAGCCGAGGATCGCGAACGGCTTCAGTCGCGGGAGCGCGAAGCGGTGTCGTCGTCCCCTGGGCCGGTCGTCGGGTGAAACTTGCTCTGGCACGAGCACGGCTTGCGACATTGGTCATGCGCTCCTTCGAGGCAGGGTAGACATATTCCGAACTCACCGCTTGCTCGGACAACGGTGCTTCCTCGGGTTGTAAGACTGGTATTGTCCGCAGGATCGGCACCGGTGCTGGGGGCAATCATGCTCCACGTAATCGTCGGGACGCCTCTCTTCTGTGTGCGGGATATAGCAACGACACGAGGCACAACGCCGTCGATGACGCGATCCACATACGGGCCAGCAGGACCAGGGGAAGTCAACGTCACCACTCCTTCTCACTTGAACTTTGTGCAGCCGCACTCTCGGCAGAACCCGTAAGCCAGGCGAGGACCGTAGAAACCCGTCTGGACTTCCTCGCTGTGCTTCTTCTTGGCGTGACCGCAACCTTCCTCCAAGCAGGCTAAGGCTTCAGAGACCTGAGCCGCGTGGACCACCCATTGGAGGTTTCTCATCGTTAACTCTAGTGCCCGGCTCGGTTTCGCAGCCTCGCTACTCCCGAGCCGGGCACTGCGCTGAGTCGCCTAGAACGGCGGCTCGTCCTCGGAGCCACCGCCGCTGTCCGGCTCCGCCTCGCTGGCCGCCTTCGCCTGGGACGCCTCGCCCTTGGTGGACGGCTTCATGACGCGCTGGATGCGAGCGCGGTACACCGGCTCTGTGTCGCCTTCGCGCTGGAAGGTGTCGGCGACGATCTTGAGCCGGACGGGCTTGCCAATCTGGGCCTTGCGGCTGAAGGAACCCTTGCGGCTCTTGGTGTCGGACGTGATGACGCCCAGCGCCTCCAGCACCTGAGCCTCGCTCCAGGAGTCAGCCCGGACGGCGGCCTTGGTGTACAGGGCCAGCCACGCACCGTCCTCCTCCTCAGCCTGCGCCCGGCCCGGTGTGTTGTTGACCTCGAACACCCACTCGATGTCGGGCGTCTCCAGCTTGTCGCCGTTCCGGTTCTCCAGCCGGGGCTGGGCCCTGACCACGGTGGCGTTGACGACCCCAGGCTTGGGCTGGTGCCCGTTGCCGCCCCAGTCGCCGCCTCCGCCCGGCTCCACGTCGGTCACGTCGTACTTGACGGTATCCGCTGTTGGATTTGCCATTGTGCTACGCAGCCTCCTCACGCATCTCTGCGATCTTTTTGACGATCTTCTGCTCTATCTCGGGCACGGTCGGGTCTTTAGTCCATTGCCCAAGACAGTCGTAACGGTCCTTGGCGAAGAAGGAGCCGGACTTGCGAGTAAGTAGCCAACGGTTCTCCTGTCGCTTTTCTCCTTCCCCAGTCTCCTTTACCGTGTAGTGGGCGACAACCATCATCTGGCCGCAGATGCGCATCGAGAGTTTCGCCTCTCTCGACTCGATCATCGGCAGGACAAGAGTCTCGATGCCGCCGTCAACGGTCGGTACGTCCTCGCGCATCGTCCCAGCTGTGTAGAGCTTGTGGAACGATAGCTCGTTGAGTGCGACCGTCATCTTGATCAACTGACGCTGGACCTTCAGGTAGTCGGGCTGCGCCGGGATATCTGGGTCACGTTTCGGGTTCGCCTTGTGAGCCGCCGCCAGAACGTCCGCCATTGCCACGTCCTGGAGATGCGTCAGCGAGTCGATAATGACCCAGCGGAATACCTCTGGGTTGGACTTCAGCCACATGTAGGCTTTCCGAAGGTCCGACCAGTGCCAGATAGGCCACACCTTCCCCTTCGGCCCAGCCGTCGCCAGAGCCGCCTCCACTCCGCCTTCCTTGACCGGAGCGAGGAACAGCGCATTCTCAGCCGTACCGGCGAACCGGGTCTTGCCAGTCCCAGAGTCGGCGTAGGCGAGGATGGATATTGTCGTCGGGAAGTCCGCCAGGTTGATGATCTCTGGCGGTAGCGTGGCCCTACTCGCCGCCAACGTTGACCTCCTCTCCGGTCTCGTCCTCTTCAGGCATCGCTACGATGCGAGCTTCCATTTCCTTGGAGCGCTGAAGGAGGTATTTGAAGTCATCTTCTCCGATACGTCGGAGCGCGAACTGGTGCTTGAGCCGTCGCGTAAGGCGGCCAAGCTCGTCCAGCCCGTTGACCTTCAGAGGTCGGGTCAACTCACTCCTCCGTTGTCTTCGGCCGATGGTCCTCGTAAGGATCGACCACATGGTACATCTCGTCTCGGTACGTCTCCCAGTCGTCCCCCTTCTCATGGAGGTCACACATCTCGAAGAATGGGCATTGCCAGTCGCAATCCTCCGTCTGGTTCTTGTAGATGGGTAGCTCGCCCCGACGAGTCTTGTTCATCTCCCAGTTCTCTACAACAATTTGCAAAGCCGTAGAGCGTAGCTCGCGCGGAGTCCGATAGACCGGCTCCCGGTGAAACAACGGAGATGGTTGCACCTTGGAGATGGAACCATCCTTGTTGAGACTCCTCCCTTGGTCGTCAGTCTCTCTGGGGTCCGCGAAGGCTTTCCGGAGGAAGTTGTACTTGACTCCCTCCAGCTGCTCGTCTGGCTTGATGAGCTTCTTGTGGCGGAGCACAGAGGTCGCGGCCAGCCAGTAGCCGGACGCCTGCTGGTCGATCGTAAGGTGCGAGGTCTTGATAGCCTTCCTCGTCTTGTGCTCCATCAGCCATATCTCATTGGTGGCGAGGTCGCGGTAGACGAGGTCAAAGGTCCCGCAGTAAATACACGCAGTAATAGACGGGTGCTTTGGGTGAGGAATATCCAACTCAAACGAGTCCTCGGCAGCGATGACCTGGACGCGCTCATCCCGGCCGTACCGCTCCACATATCCCTCAAGCATAGCCACCGCTAGGTCGGACGCATTGACCCGCTCCTCCTCATCGAAGAGAAGAGAGTGCGTCCACGCCTGGCGCTGACTATCTCCCGCCCATGCCCGAAAGGTCTCCGCTGGGTGCGGACCTCGCTTCTTGCTTCCTTTGTAGCGATAGAACTCCGCAAGCGCCTCGTGGACTCCTTGGCCTAGCCACAGAGCCGTCTTGACGCGACGCGCCTTCAGCCCCTGGTTCCACGTCCAATCCCAGCGCTTGCGACAACGTCTCCAGTCGCTACGCTCAGAGTTACGGACCATTGTAGCGGCCAAGCTCGTCCTCCTCCTTGCTACGGCTTCGCCTAGATAGCGGCTCCGGTGATCCTCGGGTTCGCGCTCTGCCTTCCCCTTACAGAGCGAGTTCCGTTGTCTCCTCGGAGCCGCCATCAAGGCGGAGGGATGAGGACCCGTGGCTTGGGCCTTCGGTGGTCTCTCGACCTCCGGGGTATCCTGCCTGGTTCTGCCTCATCCCTCTCGCCTCCTCCCGCCGTGACGTCGTCGTCCTCTTCCCGCAGCTGCTACCCCACGGCTAGAACGGCGCGTCAGCGGAAGGCTCTGGCGCCTCGGCTGGCGCAGTGCTTGCGGCCGCCTGCGAGCCTCGGGCCGCACGCTGGCGACCCTTGGCGGTGGCTGCCTTCTTCGCCGCCGGAGGCTTCCCAGACGCCTTCGCCCGACCGGCCGCCTTGGGCGTCTCCTTGGGAGTCGCCTTGGTCGCCTTCGGTGCGGGCGCGTCCTCGCGCCGGGCTGCCTGGGCGGCCATGAGCAGGACCTTGCACACCTGGACCTGGCGTGGGGTGACGACCTTCGCACCCACCTGCTCGTTGATGAACTCCGCGTCTGTGACGTGGATGTCGGACGGGTCCTTGGCGAGTAGTGCCGCCTTGGGCGCATCCGGGTTGGTGATGGTGAAGCGTTCCTTGCCGGCCACTTGGCCTCCTCCTCGTCGGGCGTATTCCGGGACCTTACCCGATGGCCACGACGATCGTAAAGGTTGCTACTTTGTTTGAGCTTTTTCTGCTCCTCGTTTAGCCCGCTCCTTTCTGTCGCCGATTGAGTATGCGCTTAGCGAACTCTATACCGCGTCTGCCGTCGAGGACGCGGTGCTGGATATCCTCCTTGTCTGCATTTACCTCGATAATGTAACCGTCAACGGCGTTCTTCGCCACGAGCCGAATCGCCGTCAAGGGCGTAGGCCTGGACCTTTGATGCCGGTCCACCCACTGCCCATTGTCGTCAGGGTTCCAGAGAAGGTCCCACAGAATTGTTGTGTCCGCACGGTCGAGGTCGATGCTGGTTCCCTTTTGGAGCGTCATGAGGAGGACCGGCTTGCCGCCTTCCTCCTGGAACGATCGCACCATCTCGTCATGCTCCTCCGTGGGTGCGCCGGTGATGAGATACGCCGGCACGCCGAGCGCCGCAAGCTCGCGCTGAGCCATCTCTAAGATCGACACGAACTGGGAACCAATGGTCACCTTCTCTCCGCCCGGCTCCCAGTCCGCGTCAATCCCGCGCTCGCTGAGGAGGTCGAGCACGGCATCAAACTTGACGGACGGGAGACAAGCGTGCATCTCTTTGTCCGTACCGATGTACCACGAGGCTCCGCTGAGCTGCTTGAGCCGCAGCATCTCTGAGAGGACGTTCAGTGGGAGGACCCGGCCGCCGTCGATCGTCGCCGCCGCATCCTTCTCCAGCTGCCTGTAGACCTTCTCCTGCTCGCCCTCTAGCTCGACCTCGAAGTCAATGTGGACGATCGGCGGAAGGTTGAGGCCAACCTCCTCCTTGGTACGCCTCAGCATCAAGCTGTCCAAGTCGCGGGACCACGCGGGCCAGTTGTCCTCGTTGAGCCCTGCGATGACCTTCTTCTCGCCGGTGCGGCCTCGGCCGCCCTTGAGGTAGAACGTCTCCGTCTGAACATCGAGGACCCGTTCGCCCCAACGCCAGAAGGAAGTGAACTCCTCCGGACGTCCCCAGTGGAGCGAGCCGAACATGCCCTTGGCTCGACCGCCTTGACCGAAGGGTGTACCACTCATAGGAAGTCGGCCAGAGGTAGGCACGTCGAGTTCGAGGAGCCCACGCGCGTAGCGTGCTCCCTTCGTCACCGTCAGTGCACCGAGCATCTTGTGCGACTCGTCCACCGAGACCGTGCTCCACTTGTAGGCGAACAGATCGGGGTAGCTCGCCATCCGCTCGTCCTCGTCCGTCACCCAGTAGTCGAGCATCCGAGTGATCACCAGCACGAAGCGATACGGAGCCTCAGACTCCAGCCAGCGGGCCATCTCCCGGTCGCGCTTCCTCCCGGCCTCGTATGCACCGGGCAGGAAGATGTCGAACTCGTCTCCGAGGTCGTTGGTTAGTAGCCGTAGCTCGCGCTCCCATGTGGCGCGCAAGGAGAGTCGTGGAGCGATGATGAGGTGGTCGCCGGTCGGGTCGTCATCGCGGGAGAACATCCAGCCGATCTGTTCCCGCGTCTTCCCGAGCCCAGCCTTGTCTCCGAGGATCGCGGAGCCGTCCTCCATCGCCGTCACGAGCCAGGCGATGCCGGCTCGCTGGTCGCCGCGAAGCTCGTTGTAGAACCACGGCAGTCGTTGCCGGAGTACCGGGACCTCTGCCTCCAGCGACTTCGCAAGGGTGTTGAGCCTGTCCTCCCGGTAGCGCTGGAGCCTCCCCCAGTTCCACAGCGACTCGTCCATCGTGAGGTCACTGAACTCCGCTCGCAGCTGACGAGCCACCCGAAGGGTTGCCGGGAAGGTCCACCCTCCAGGAATCTTCCTGCGACCGTCGATCTTGTCAGCTAGGTGGTCAAAGTCCTGGCGTGCGGAACCCTTCGGTACCAGGACCAATATCTTGCCATCTCTAAGGCTTGCAGAAAACGTGGGCATAGTCGGATACCTCCTGAGGGTAGAAACACTGCAGGGGCATGCAGAGAGCCAGCGATTGGCAAGCCTGCATACCCCTGCAGAGCGATCGGACGGCCTCCCGCCCGATCTGCCCTGATTCGTCCTGTTTACACGGACGCCGTGCGTGAGACCTCGGTCACCTTGACCTCGTCTGCGCCGTCGCTCGTGCTGAACTGAGCCTCCGCCTTCGCCTTCTGACCCGGCTCAATGTTGTCGGCCACCGCGTTGGTCATGCCGACGTTGTTGCCGGCCTTGTCGACCAGCGCCATCTCGATGTAGTAGTCGGACCGCTCACTGGAGTTGTTGGTGACCTCGATGTGAACGGTCATGAGCCCCAGCACGTCGGGACCAGAGAAGCGGACGAGCTTGACGTCAGCAGATGCGTCCTTGGAGCCGACTCCCTGCGAGATGCCGGACTCGTTGGTGGCCTCGGTCAGAGATGAGTCAGTGTCCACACCGCTCAGTGCACCGATGGTGATCGCGGTACACCCCGCGAAGAGGACGATGGGCGTGACGATGAAGACCCAGAACCACCACTTGCGGTAAAACGGCTTGGCCTCCTTGATCGGAGGAGCGTACTGGGCGGGAGGAGTCTGAGGACCCCAACCGGTAGGTGTAGTCATGAGTGACCTCCTCAGGTCGTTGGTGACGGAGGAACGTCCTCCGGAAGTACATCTGAGATCGTTATGGGTGGGATCGTAGGCTCAGGGATCGTTGGGGGTGGCGGTGAAGTCGTCTCGGAGGGAGTCGAGGATGGTGGCGTGTTGGAGCCACCAGAGCCGGGTGGCGGAGATGGGGCACCAGTTCCCGAATCCGGCTCGCTGGATGATCGTTCCGTCTCGGTCAAGCTCGAAGTGGGTGAGTGGTCCCGGGAGTGGTCGTCCTCCGTCGCCGTAGCCAACCACCGTCCCGATGCCCGGACGCGTGTGGTACTGGATAGGGAAACGGCTGGTGTGGTATCTCCACTGGGGAAGGGATCGGACTCTGTACGAGGCAAGAAGGTCAAGACCTCGCGGACGACCACGCTCGGCTCTGCGATCCCAGCCCGCCTGCTCCATCCATCGAGCAATCCGGCGTAGCTTCCCGCCAGAGCAACGAACAAGGTACCAGCCGCCAAGACGTGTGAGCGTCGCAAGCGTATGATGCTGGGCACGGTTCCTCCTCATGATCTCAACACATTCCAGACGGACTCGAACCAGCCAGAGGTCCAGCCGGCCCAACCAGCAATGGAGAAGATGCCGGCGACGATGATCCCGACCATCAGCCACTCGATGTAACGGGAGGACCGTTCGCAGGCATCACAGCCGTGTCCGTTGACGTAGTCGTGGGCGCACATGTCGCGGTCCAGGTCAATGCCGGCCTGCTGCGCATCGTAGCGCCGCTTGAGCCGGGCAGCGTCCTCCGGCGTGAAGTCTTCGTTCATCGCATCCATCCCGCGAGCCTCTGATGGGCCTTGATCCTAGCCCCACGACGGGCTACAGCCCCGTAACCCTTGCTCAGCGCACGCACCCAGCCGAGGATCGACAGGAGCGAACGCATCATTGCTTCGAGGTCTCTCATTGGAACCCTTCTCTCACCAGGTACTCCTGAGTACGCATGTGCTCGTCACTTGGCATCGAGCCGGTCGCCTCCAGGTACTCCCAGGGGTGAACCCGAGCCGTATGCCACAGCGCGTTGATCTTTGCTCCTTCGTCCGTCTCGCAGTCCCAAGCGAGCCCACATATCTGACAGGTCGTTGCCTTCCCGCCGATGGTCGTGCCGAGTGGGCTCGCGGTAGCCGCGAGGAAGAGACGGAAGCCGTACCCGTCCATCATCCCCTCTTACCGATGGAGACAATCTGGTTCACGTACAGCGAACGGCTCACGCCGTCTGCGTGCTCGCGCGGCTCGCGTTTCTCTTCCATAGCTGCCTTGACCTCTGCCTTGCCCGGAGGCGAGACGTGGTCGATGAAGGTGACGATGCGCCTGCCGCCTCGGCCGCTCGCGTACTTCATCACGCGAGCTACGAAGGCGTCATCTTGCGCTGCGATGGAAGCGTAGTTGTAGGTGACCCAGCGACCCTCGATGGCGGCAGTGACTTCCTCGTCGCTCATCTCTGCAAGGTCGATGCGCCGCTTGGCGGGCTGACGCTTACTCTCCTTGACTGGCTTCTCCTTCCCGTTCCCGGTTGGTGCTGCGACCGGGGTGGCCGAACGGCGGCCGGGCCGGGCGATGCCCTTGGCGTCCTTGTAGGCCCGCATTGCTAGCGAGACCTTCCGCCAGACACTCTGCTCAGCCGGCAGCCCGAGTTCCGAAGTCAGGACCTTCACGCTCATCCCGCCGGAGTTCATCTCAGCCACCGTACGGCCGAACTCTGGGTCACCCCAGTCAAGACTGCTGATGTTGTACGTCGGCCATGCAGTGGGCTCGCTCGCCACAGGCTTGGCACCATTCGCCTTCGCCTTCGGGCGCATGCGGACGCCGGTACGGCCATCGTCGTCTCGGATGGTCTCGAATCCCTTGTTGGCGTCTGACCGGCGCTTGGTCTCCGCGACCTTCTCTTGGGCCGCCTTGTGCTTGGACCTTGCCATGAGGGTTCCTCCTCCTCAGTCGGTTCCCTAGAAACCTAGGGGAGACTCGCTCTCTGATGCGAGCCTCCGCTTGATCGCTAGGTGCCTTTGTCTGCCCTTCCCGGCTCGCGGGCGTGATCCGCTACTGCGCCCCCGTTGGCCTCCTCCCCAGATCGGTTCGGAGTCCCGGCACAGATTGCCGGTCGGGACGGGCACCGCATACGCATCGCCTCCCCTCGCTCGTATGGAACTCTAGTCGCCTCGCTCGAACTCTCCAGCGGCGATCGTCCGTGTGTAGTTGATGGCGAGTCGGATCGACTCTATGCGACGGGCGAACCGGCGAAGTCGCCTCCGCCGGTAGCTCCGTCCTCTCTCGGGCGGGAACCTCACGCTGCCGCCTTCTTGCCCCGGCAGACCGGGCCGATGCCTAGCTCGCGGGAGGTCTCGTCAGTGAGCGTACGTCCGCAAACGTAGCAGTTGCCGAGTTCCTGGGCGTACAGCATCTGAGCCGTGCGCCGGTCCTCGTTGATCTTCTCGATGACCTCGATCTTGACGGCCCGGTTCTTGATGAGGTGAAGCTCGTCGGACGCCTGCGCCTGGAGGCACGGCCACCCGAAGTAGCGGGAGCCTTCCCGGTCGTCGTGGGTGAGTCGATAGAAGTGAACCACGCCGTCGCCATTGCGCAGCGCATAGTACCCGTCCTCAAACTCCGGGAACCAGCCTGGGCCCTGGCCGGGCTTGAGGTTGGTGGTACCCTTCGCCTTGACCGGGTACTCCTTGAGCGTGTCGATGACCTTGTGCGCCATCGACTTCGTGTAGTTCGGCAGCATCCGGCGAGTCGTCGCCGCTGCGTCCTCGGTGACCTCCCGCGACTCCAGGAGGCTCTTGATGTACTCAACTTGAGCCTCAGTAGCCATCGCAGGCTGGACCTCCTCGTGCCGCTGAACGGCGCGAGCGGAGACGGACGCAGACGCGCACGTACGCGCCTCGGCCACCGTCTCGTGGGTGTGGTTGTCGTGCTTGAACGCCATGGCTCCTCCTCAAAAGCTCGGCGTTGCTCGGATCGTACGGCGTGCCCGGCGTAGGAGTCGAACCTACACCGAGCGGTGCTGCGTATGCAGTTGAGTAGGACCGTCCTACTCGTGGTTGACGGTGACGCCTTGCTCGACGGCAGCGGCGATCCTCGACAGCGCCGCTTCGAGGTCTCCTCCGGTGAGGAAGATTGCGAGCGCGAGCGCGGAGTTGGCGTTGGCCTTCGCAAGTTCGACGCGGATGCGGCCGTCTTCCTTGTCGCCCTTAGCGAGATTGATCCGCAGCGCCTCAGAGGTCAGCTGCTTGACGGCCAGCGTCTGCTCGCCCAGAAGGTTCTGGAGGTCTGCGCCAGTCATCGTCTTAGGCGGGAGGTAGCCGGGGCACCGGAAGACTCGTGTCTCGCCTCCGGCGTGGGACTCGAAGGAGTGCGGGTGGTGCGGGTCATTCCTTGAGCAGCGCCTGTTGTTCATGCCATCTCCAGTTCTGCGTCGAGCCCACACTGAGCGTGGGCGAAGACGTGTCCTGAGAACCGCTTCTTGCCATCGTCGCGGGATGGGTCGTAGAACTCGCCCATCTCCGCTCCAGCCAGTTCTCCGCATAGCTCGCAGCCGTCCGGGTACTCCTCCCTCATGATCCGGACGGCTCGTTGGTGGTCCTCTTCGATGGACTGCGAGTAGCCTTCGCCGAACATCTGATCGAAGATGTCGGCTGGCTTCCGGAACCGGCGCTTGCACGCCTCGTCCCAGAGGTCCCAGGGCAGACCGGCCTCCTTACAGTGGAGCTTCCGATGCTTGTCGGAGCCACACTGCTCGGAGACCGGCCGAACGGTCGTCCTCATCACAGTTCCTTCCGCTTCTCGCCGGAGACGCCAGAAGCGTCGCCCAGGTTGACACGCTGTGCCACTCGTGCACCAGCCTGCATGGCGGAGCCGTCCCTCTTGGGCTCCTTGTAGGTAGGCTGGCGTCCGCGACGCTTAGGAGTGGCTTTCTCCATTGCCTTCCACTCCTCGTCCGTCATCGGGACGACCGGCTTGGGCCGGAGGTTGGGGAAGCGCTCATACAGGAACTCCTCCACAACCTCCTCGCGGGTACGCAGCGCCAACGCGCCGCGCTCGCCCGTCTCCGCCATCTGCTCACGCTCCGCGTCGTACCGGAGCCGCCACAGACGCTCAATGATAGTGTTGTAGAATCCTTCCGCGAAGCTCTCGCGGTACAGCCTAGGCGAACGGCGGTGGCCGTCCTGCTTTGAGAGACTGTGAGCATCCGCGTAGCGGTACCAGGCCCGGCGGAGCTTCTGGCCGTCCGGCCAAGGCGTCTCAGTCCGGTAGGCGATGTCCCGCCAGGTGATACCGGCCAGGTGCATCCGGGCCACAGAGCCGTCGTAGTCAGTTGGGTCGTAGGGAGGCTCCACGTTCGCGGAGAAGGCGAGCCGCACGACGGTGTACAGCATCTCCAGGAACTGGATGTCGGACTTGAACCCGACCACGTACTGGTACAGCGAGCCGTTCTCCCAGCCTCGGCTCGCGAGCCGGCAGCGGGAGTGGCGAGCGAGTTCCCGGAACATCCCGGCCAGCATCCAGCCGAAAGCGTTGCCGGAGTCATACACGTTGACCCGCTTGATGATGGGGACCTCGAAGGTAGCGCCTCGCTCCTTAGCTGCCTGGCGAACTTCCTCCTCATCGATGGCGTGCCGGAGCATCAGCCTCTCGGCCGCCTTCCGGGCGGTGTCCGCCTCGTGCGGCGGAGTTCGCGAGTCGTCCGCGAGGTCCAGCAGCTTACGAATCTGCTCGAACTTGTCTGCCATACTAGCTCCTCCTCAGAAAGCTAGGCGTCTGTCGTACTAGGAAGGAGCCGAACGAGTCGGCTCCAACCTGGAGCGGCAGCGAACCCTACTTGGGACGCTTGGTGGTGCGGCTGCCCTTGGCGTCAGCGGCAGCGCGGAAGACGAGCGAGACCTTGTGGGCGTGGCGCTCGTCCACCGGCAGGCCGAGACCTTCGGTGATCTGCTTGATGGTCTTCTTAGCAGCCTTCTCCTTCAGGACGCGAGCGGCCAGCTTGGGGTCGTCCCAGGACTTGAAGCCGGAGGGAACGGGCACGCGCGAGCGGACGGTGGCCTTCGCAGTGGTATCCTTCTTTGGGCTGGACTTGGGAGTGGGCTTGGCGGCCGTAGCCTTCGGCTGCGAGGTACGGGCGGGAGCGGGAGCGGACTTGGTGGCGGGCTTGCGGCCGCGACGGGTGGGCTTGGGAACGACGATGGCGGTGGGGTCGGTGGTGGCGGTCTGGGTCACGGTGGCCTCCTTGGCCTCGGTGCTCTCGTCCTTGAGAGCCTGCTTGAACTGGATGATGGCCTGGTTGTAGCGGCGGGTGCCGTTGGCTCCGGCAGGGAAGTTGGCGCGGTTGGGAGCGGCGGTGGGCATGGCGGCCTCCTTGGCCTCGGTACGGGTAACGCAGGGGTAGACACGGACATCGTTGTGGGTATAGCCCATCTCCGTTAGCTCGTCATCGATGACGACGTCCAGAGCAGCGGTGACGTTCTCCGCCTCGAAGGCTTGAAGGTTCGAGGCGTGGCGCTCGCGGTCGCGCTCGATGTCCGCGCACCCGGCTCTGTGCAGAGCCACAGTCTCCTTGGTCGAGGACGAGTGGTACAGGGCAACGTAGCCGAGCATCATCGGAGTTCCTTTCGGAGTTCGACCACGCGGACGCGGTGACCTCGCGGGATGGTGAGTACGGAGAAGTCACCGAGCGTCAGCACCGACCGGTCGCGCTCGTGGACGACGTGGACGACGCTCGTGGCCGAGCGCCGGTGGAGGACGGTAGCTCCTCGCTCCACGAGGTCCACCGTCCTCCGTTCGATCGTGTAGCACTCGGGGCCCATCGGTTACTCCTTCGTCCACTCAGGCTCGTGGTCGTACACCACGAACTCCTGGAAGGCGGAGCCTCCGAAGTCGGCCGCGTCGGCGTCGATCTGGCCGATGCCGAGGACGATGCGCCAGCAGTCGCTGACGTCGCTCCGGCCAGACTCGAAGCGGGCCACAGCCTCGCCCTTGTCCTCAGCGTCGTAGGCCAGCCGAAGCTCGTTGCCGACCTGCTTGACGAGCCGGTCGCGCGTGTTCACGGCGACAAGCTCCTCGGTGCCTTCGCCGGTCCATCCGGTCGAGAAGACGATGAACATGGTTCCTCCTATGGGCTAGAGAGCGGAGGGAGCACGCTCCTCGCGGGAGCGCGTTCCCCTCGATCGCTAGACCTTCCGGACGTCAGTGGCGACGTCCGCGTTGACGAACTCCTGACCGACCACAGCCGGGCGGGAGAAGCTCAGCGCCATCTCCTCGCTCGGCGCGTCCACCGTCACGACGATCTTCGTCACGGCGTGACCTTCGAGCGGGTTCCCGTCCGCGTCGGTCCACGGAACGGTCTGAAGTCCGTACTCAACTTCGTACTTCACAGCGCCTCCTCAGGCGTTGGTGATGAACTGGGAGATGGGCTCCCAGTCGAGGTTGTCCTGGCGGGAGGAGTTCCCGCTGAGGCACGCCGGGCGGAGGTTCTTCCGCTCGTACGTCCCACCCAACGAACCCGGCAGGATTCGATCGGCGGTGACGGTAGCGAAGGTCAGAAGCTCGTCGGGGTGGAAGGCGCAGGGGACGTTAGAGCCGTTCCCGCCGAAGCCGGCAGCCTCGGAGAGCAGCCAGTGCTTCCGAGCGCGACGTTGGCGGGAGTTCCCTTTGAGGGCTTGGTGGTTCATGGACATGGGGTTCCTCCGGTAGCAGTCGGAGTGGATATAGTGCCTGGGGCACGAGTCGATCGTTGTAGGAGCCGCGTTACCGCCTAGCTCGCTGACCTCAGGCATGGGTAGGAAACGAAGCTCGCTCGCTCGACCGCGCTTAGAGACGGGAACGAGGCTCGAAGCCTTCCGGCGGAGCCGCTTCGTTTCGTTATATGAGAGTTGTCAAAAAATCGAAAGGCGAGCCGAGACGATCCCTCCGGACCTCTTAGCGCGGGAGCCTTCCCTTGGCCCCTCGCTTCCCCTCGCTACTCGACCGGCCTTCCCGCGTCGTACGGCGGTGGTTCCGGCCTTTCGGTCGTCGGGTGGCGGTATCGGAACTTGTCCGGCCTACCCCGCGCTGCTCGCCCTTTGAAGTTTTCATGGTTCGACCTTACGAGAGCAAGACTAATCCACGGCCACAGAAAAAGCTAACAGAAAATGTGTGGTTCTACCTGCGCAAATGCAATCGCCACAGGTCCTGGCACCAGAAAAAGTTTGAACTTTTTTTGTGGGGGCCTAGCTGTGGCGATGGTGCTTCCTCGCGCGGGGGCGGGTTCCGATGGTGGGACCTCAAGCCAACTTCAGAAGCGCCTCAGCCACCGCGTTCGAGCCGAGGACGAGACGGCTCCAGCGCTCATCGAACCCATCAAAAGCCATAAGCTCCACAACGTCCCGTAAGCAATGGACGAGGACGAGACCAGCCCGGTCATCGTTCCAAGCCAACGGAGCCTCGCGAGAAGGAACGTCCTCGGCCCGGTAGCTCGTCGGTAGCCGTCCGAGGTTCTGCCACGTCGCAGCATCGACCGCCATAGCGGGCCACGGTCCTGGCTCCGAGAGCGGTGCCCGCCTCGCGTGGGTAAACCGGCCCGTCAACACCAGCTCATCGAACCGCTTCGTGGCCGCATAGCGGACTTCGCGACCCGACAGACGGCGCTCGACCTCGGCTATCAACTCCGCCTCGCGACCAGCGACGAGCACGAGCGTTCGACCGCTCGCGATCCCCACGAGGAACGGACGCCAGCGACGCGGGAACCCCTTGACCGGGTCCGCCAGCGCCACCTTCTCCGTCTCGATGTCAACGTAGGCCACACCTTCGGGTAGTTCGGCCGGTAGCTCGACCTCCCAGACTTCCAGCATCTCGCGCTCCTCTCGCTCGACTACCGCAAGCGTGCGCCAACCCGGCCGACCTGCGCTAGTTGCACGAAGGTAACGAATGCGTAACGAAAAGGCAGAAGCACCGGTGTGGTCTCCGTCCTGGTCCCTGAAACGGACCTACACCGGTGCTTCCTGGCCCTGGTACCCTGAGGAGGTTAGGCGGCCGGGGTTGCCCCTAGCCTACCCCGGATAGTCGCGTCGCCGTGGTGCCCTCCTCAGTGACGGATCTGACTTCACGTTGGGGTTGCCACGCCTGACGACGCCCGGCTGCCACGAGTTGCTGTCCTCGTCCCACAGCAAAGGGTCCTCCACCGGCGTGACCTCCTCCCGAGCGGCCCAAGCTCCACGAACTGAACCGAACAGCGCGGTGACGGCTGGGATGAGCGGCACCGCGATCGACTGGACCGCGTTCCACCAACCCTCCGCGTCGGCCGGGTTGACCTCCCAGTCCAGGAAGGTCCGCAGTGCGAAGGAGATGAGCACGCCCACTCCGCCGTACACCAACGTCTGGTTCCGGACTGGGGGTGTGACCTTGTCCCGGCTCTTGTAGTAGTCTTCCTGCTCTTGTCGCATCGTTCTCCTTTTTCGCTAGGACTGTGCGCGGGCCACAAGCCGGTCCACGACAGCGTCGGGTAAGACGGCCGCCAGGCTGGCCGCAATCTCATCCGCGTCCACGTCCTCCGGCCCGACCTCACCGATGCCCTTGATGAGCGCGGTGAGCTTCGCCTCATCGTCCGTCAATGGAGCGACGACACGCTGGGTGAGTTCGAGGATGCCAACCCGAGCCGGGTTGCCGGGTGAGCCCTGCTCGGTGTCGAACGGGATGGCGACTCCGGCCGCGTCCTTTCGCGGGCCACCGAGCGTCGAGTTGACGGCCCGGCGGGCAACCCGGAGCATTGCCTTGTACAGAGCGCTGTTCGGGTCATCGAGCGCTTTGGCGAGTTCGTCAACAGTCACATCGTCCTCCTCTGTTGCGGGCTTGAAGGCTGCAACGTCCGACCGGAAGGTGTTCATGTTGAAGCTTGGGTTGATCTTCCGGTCTGGCGCGACTTCCTTGTGGGCCTTGATCCGATCTGATCCCCAGCCCTCATCCAGCATGATGGCCTTACAGAGCGCAACATACTCGATGTAGTTGGGGAATGCGCTCTTACCGAAGGCTGTGATAGGTATGGGACCTGTAGCCTCAATGCCCCAGGCGTCCGAAGACGAGATAGTGGCGACACCGAAGTGGTTGGCGCGACCAGAGGCGACGAGGACGAGCGCCCCATCCTTGTGCACGGCCCAGTTACACAGAGGTCCCGCCACGTCTGGCCGGCCATCCCGGAGGATGCGGTCAACGTCGATCGTGGCGGCCGTGTGGTGAGCGCCGATCCAGTCGGCGGTGAGCGCGATGTCGGGTCGTCCTCGGGTCTCCCATCCCGGCATCAAGACGACCGTGAACCCCCACGCCTTCAGGCGTGTCGCCACACGCTTCATCTTGGCGACGTTTGTGGTGCTACCCAGGCTGAGCGGTCCCGCCATCTCCCTCAGCGGGAAAGGGGCAAGCTCGACCTCGAAGCCTCCGGCCGGTTGACCATCCTCGTCCGCGAAGCTCGGTGTGTTGGGGTCTGCTACATCCTCAGCGATCATCTCGCCAAGGGTCTTGGCATCCCGCGCTTCGTCGCTGGGGACTTCAGCCCTTGCGGTAGCGCGGTCAATATCATCCATATCCACGGCTCCTCCTCAGCCGTCGCGGTCCTCTTGTCTCCTCCTTTCCTCGGAGCAAAGTCTACCGCTAGAGACGAGACAAGGAGATAATCAGCGTGCCAATACCAACCAGTGCGAAAACACCACCAAGCACAACCGCCCACCCCTGGCTAAACCGGTCGCGAACTTCTGTGCCGCCCTGCTTCATCGCCTCCAGGCGGCCAACGCGCTCCTTGAGATCGTTGAGGATGACCAGCACCCCGTCGATCGCGGTACGGAACGTCACTGCCTGCTGGTCGAGTTGCTTCGTCGTCGCTGCCTCACTCTTGGCGATCGACTTCTCCGAGGCAATGGTCTGCTCCTTCACCGCCTCCTTCTGAGCGATCAGCGCCGCATCCACGGCTGCCTTAGTGTCTTCCTTCTGCTCAACTCGCTGACGCTCAACGAGCGTTAACTGCTGAGCTACCGACCGGAACCGCTCATTCTCAACATCTTTCTGGCTGTCAATCCTGGCAAACAGAAGCTCGCGAAGACCTTCCATTGCACGCTCAACTCCGGCAATCTCGCGGAGTAGCTGCTCGGTTGTAAGTAGCGTCGGGTCTGGGACCGGACGTCTATCGAAACCACCTTGCTCACTCACATTATCACCCCCGGTATGGTCGGCAATGCGGCTCCTCCGCTTGTGGAGTTAGGCAGAGGAGCCGCACGCGATCCATTAGGGGTGATTCTAGCGGGAGCTAGGGACGTTCAGCGAGTTTCTACACGCCCTAGAAGTCGAACGTGTATTGCGCCTGGCGCTGGTACATGATCCGCCGCTGCTTGAAGAGACCATTCGCTGAACCAATCCTACGGTAGACCATCTCTATCACATAGTTGCCCGCGTTCTCTGGCTGCCACAGGCTGTCTTTCGATCCCGGCACCCATTCCCCAACAACGCCGGTCTCACAACCGTTGAGGTCGTTGTCGCTAGAGGCATCGGCTCCGGCAACCGAGTGGGTGGCTCGCCAGGAGAAGCAGGCTCCGTTAGTCCCAGCCGCATCCATGTTGAAGAGAGCCTGAACGGTGATCCGGATTGGCTCTTCCAATTCCACATAGATGTCGAGTGCAGGACCGTTCGTAGCATCAGCGACATAGGTAGCGCTGGCGGTTGTAAAAGTGGCATTGAGTGGAGAGGAGTCCTGCGCCGTGAACTTCGCTCCCACGCCGTCCGTCTCGGTCTTGTCGCCTACCGAGGAGCCGAGGATGATGCCGTCATTTCCGAACTTGAGATACCAGACAAGCTCGCCTATGTAGAGGAAGCAACCCGGCATCCAGCGAACGTTTGTCTTGATATGCGGATCGCCGGTCTCACGGATCGACGCCTCCCCTTGGAACCAGTCTACGTCCAGGACTTCGGCGCGTGTAATTCGCGTCGGCATTCCGCTCCGTGCCGTCATCACCGCACGCATCGCATCCGGCCCGACGCGCCGCAGTAGCTCACGCTCCTCCGCGAGTGTCATCCTCTCATCGTCAACCAATGCCCGTCACCCTTCGTTGCCGTGTGGCCATGTCTAGCTCGCCCTCGACAGTTAGCGATTGCCGCACACCATCGAGGACGTACGTTGTCGCCACCTCAAACTCTGATATCTCGAAGCGAACGATATCGTTGCTCTCATGCGGCAACCAGAAGGTCCGGACACTCAAGTTCTCTTGTAGCCCCACACGCTTGACAAGCTCATGGAATGCAATCTTCTCCGTCATCGGGTAGCCGATTGCCGTCTGATCGTCTAGGACGATCAGCTTATCCCCGAATGGGCTCTGCCCGAAGTCGTCGCTGAGTGGGTCATCAGAGCCGATGTAGGTAGGGCTGAGCGGGTCAGAGTCGAAGGCTTCTCCGAGGTACTGACCGACGTTCTGGGAGTTCTGCGTACGGACGATTACGTGGTTGTAAGAGTCCTCGTCGTCAACAGAATACTCGCCGCCTTTGACCGTCGCCATATCGCGGTCGGACCAGAGAATCTCAGCAGTCTCCCCAGTCGTATGGATAAGGTCTGGAGCGCGGTCGATCGGGTCGGTAGTCTCCGCCAGCACGCAGACACCGTCCGCGTCGAAATACAGGTCCATCGAGAAGGAGCGTGCAAGCTCCTTTCCGCGCACCCAGGGATCATCACCGAGGTCCCATTGCAGCGGGACGACAAGCTGTGTGTCGCTGGTATTCTCAGGGAAGTCAAACTGCTGCGTAGCCGGTAGCCGCGGCTCAAACAATTCGAGCAGAATGTCACCGACATATTGGCCCGGCGTCAGCGTCATACCGGCTCGCAGTTTTGCCCGGCTAACGGTGGTGGCCCGGTCGTAGCCCTCGAAGGAAATGGCCCGGTCGCCACTATCGAGGAGCGTCACCCTGGGCTTCTGCACACGGTACAGGCCCAGCGGGATATCGCCGGTCTTGATTTGCCCACCTCGGAAGAACATCTCTGCAACGAGCTTAATCTCAGTGCGGCCGATCGGCCAAAGATAGTCCTGCGAAGTTGAGGGAACATATTCGATGAGTCCTGGGATGACGAGGTTGCAGCGCCTCCGGTTGATATCCGCGTCAGCCTCATCGGTAATGTCGCCCGACTCAACCGGTAGCTCGTCCTCCTTCTCACCCGCAACGATGACGTCAGCCCTCCAGGTAACGGCGAAGTGGCCGCGCTGAGCAAGCGAACGAAGACCGGTATCAAGCCTCATGGGGTCGCAGACTCCAGACACTCCACAGTAACCGACTTCCAGAACCCTTGCCCGTCCTCGCGTACCGTCCAGTCATCGAGCGTCGGGTCACCGATCGGGTGGAACCACCACTGCTGCTTCGGAGTCTTGAGGAGGAGCGGCCCATTGCTCTGCAGCATCTCGTCGAGCTTGTGCCAACCAGATAATGTGCTAACAGCAAACTCGACCTCGAACGACTCGCTGGAGGGAATAGACGAGATAATGGCCGGAGTCTTGCGGCCGACGATGTTGTGAATTCCCTTGCGCAGACTCCGCTTCCGTCCCATCGGCCGTAGTCCGTTGATCATCGGCTGGAAGTTGAGGCTGGGCTCCCAGGGATACTTGAGCCAGTTGGCTGTGAGGTTCGTAGAGATGGGGAGGATTGCACTCCAGTCGCTCGCAACATCCAGACCAGCGATGATCGAGATGGCGCGGACACGGAAGAGACGGAGCTTGTTCGGCGGGACCTCATGCTCATACAGCGACGCCTCTTGTGCAGCTACAAGGTCCTGGGCGACGATGAGCGCAGAGAAGTCTTCCAGCACCGGGTCGGTGGAGCCGCGCCAGTTCTGCCATGTCAGAAGACTGCCCTGGCCCGGATCACCCTGGTTCATGTCGTGGCCGACCTCGCCGAACTGCACGTCATCGAGGAACACCGGAATCTCAGTCTGGCCAGAGGAGTTCTCAACCTCCATACGGGACACAACCGAACCGGCCGGAGCAGTACTGTCCCCAGGCGCGAACAAGGTCCAAGAGGTCCCGGCCGCCAGCGTCGTCTGCACGGAGGAGATTGTCGCCCCCAGAGCATCCATATAGACGAAGCGGACGATGAGCGTATAGGTGTTGATGTACGGCCGGATGCGAACCGAGTGGGTGTATATCTGGCCGGGCTTGACGGCCCAGGCGAACGGATCCACAGTGTTGAGTCGTGAACCCACGTCAAGTACCGACCCTGTCGTCATCGGCACCCAGCGAATTACGTGATCTCCTCGGTACGCCGGGACCTCATTGCTAACTTCAATGACGTCGGTGGAGTTTCGCGGGAACCAGCCATCAACATCGAGGAAGAACCCGCCGCCGCTGGAGATATTCTGGTGGACGATATTCCCTTCACGAACCATGTCCGCGTACTGCATCTCATAGCCGGTGAAGCCGGGCTGCGTCAGGTCGCCAACGTGGTACGCCGGAGCCGCACCCGCTCCCGGCCCAGTTGCCATCGCATCGAAGCGGTGAAGCTCGGCGCCGGCAGCGGTAGACTGAACCTCCACTGCGATGTCACGGAAGCGCGTGCCCGCCGGAGCGACGGCGTTGATCAGCGTGTAGTCGGTGTCTGCCCCGGTCGCGTTGTTGGCTGCCGCCGACCAGACGCGGGAGCCGATCAACGCACCAGCCGCATTGAAGAACCCAAGCCCGACACGGCACTGGCGAGCTACCGTAGCCGCTCGCGAAGTACCACGAGCCCAGTAGGTCCGTCCCTCGCTCGCTGAGAAGAGGAGGGTGGAGGCTTGCATCGTACCCGCTGCAGTGCTCGAAAGCTGGAGGCTGTGTATCCCCACCTTCGCCCACTCTGTCGAGTTCAAGATGGTACAGTTTGTGTCCGCAGCCCAGTTCCCGACTCCGGCTTGCTCAAACGAGGAATCTTGGTCAAGGAGGTCGTTGATCCTCCCGCGAAGCCGTAGCAGCACCCGGTCGAACAGCGACTCATAGCCGAGGTCTTCGAGCGTCGGGCTAGGCGGAGCCGTCAGGACGATGGTGAAGGCGACGAAGCTCCAGACTGTCCACCAGTCACCGAGGTCTCCGAGGCTCTGCGCCGCTCGGACATACGCGCGGTAGGCGACGCCTGGCACAAGGTTGGTCTGAGTCCTGTGCTCCGGAAGGGATGTGCTGGTGACCCCAGAGTCATAGATCGGGATTGTCTTGTCCGGGCTGAAGCCGGGAGTCGTCGCCTGCGCGACCGTGTAGACCTTCACATGGTTCTTGATCTGGGTGTCGCCATCGAGGTCGTTCCACGTGTACCCGATCAGCGGCGATGTAGAGGTTGTGGTATCGCTAGCGGTGAGCGATGTGAGCGTCGGCTGCCGGTTGACGATGTAGTCGAGATAGACCTCCGACAGTCGGATGCGCTGGCCCGACGCGAAGGAAGTTGGCGTGCGGTCGATGGCCTGGATGACCTGGGAGGCGAGCTTGGTCTGGGTTAGCTCCTTGCCATCCGGCGAACGAGTTCTCCAGGTGCCGGCGTACTCCTTGGGTGTCGGGCCGGTCGGAACGTTGGTCCAGTAGTTCGCGGGGTGCGACGGGTTGGAGAGGCTACCCTGTAGGCGAAGCTGGAGATAGAACGCGGTCTTGCGGCTCGTGCCGCCAGAGTCGTTCACGTGCGCCTTGACGCGAGCCCTGTACTGCACACAACGTTCACCGGCCGCCAGCGTCGGGCCGGTCATCCACTGGCGAGCATACGAACCATAGCTCGCCAGGTCCTTGCCCGGCCCCAGGAGGTATGTCGTCGCCACATCGTCGTTGACGACCGTTGGGTGTGAGCCTCCCGTCACGGTCCAGGAGCCGTTGGCGCTACCAGTGGACCGAACCCGCACGACTCGTTGCTCGCCCTTATACGGCACTAGAAGGACCCTCCTCCGCCTCTCGCCCTAGCGGCTTGCGCCAGTGGGCGAAGAACTCGCGAGGAGGTCACGACGGCGCGGACCTCGTTCGCATCTCGAACCCCATTGATAGTGAAGTCTACGTTGATGACGTTCGACGGTGCCGCCGGAGCCTGTGCAGTCACACGGACAGCTGTCTCGCCTCGCGGAACCGCCGACGCCAACCGGACCATCGCATCGGACTGCTTCTTCAACTCGTCCACAGTCGAGCTACGACCGGCCACCGCGACGTTCCCGGTGAGGGAGACGTTCCCGCTGCCGAGTTGTGATAGCGCAGCAGTTGTGTCTTCGGCCAGCGACTCCGAGACCTTCTTGATGTCGGCTGACTGGCGCTCGAAGGCGTGTAGCTCGCGAGCCGTCGCCTCGTTCATGTTGATGAGCGCGTACTCGATCAGGGTCTTGGGTGAGCCGAAGAGTCCAGCCTTGAAGCCGTTCCAAAGCGAGGACGCCAGCGACCTGGCAGCCGAGAAGGCTCGCCCGATCATCCCCTGGAAGGCGGAGATAGCGCGTCCCACGGCTCCGGAGACGATGCCGGGTAGCGCCGCAAGCCCGGAGGCGACAGCGGAGACCACGCCAGAGGCCATCGCTGCTGCCCGGCTCCGCATCTGACCGGCCCATGATACCACACGACTGAGCGCGGAGGAGAGGAAGCTCGCGACTCGTCCCGGAAGCTGTGAGAGGAAGGAGACGACACCTTGGATGAACCGCGACCCAGCCGAACGGGCGCTGCTCGCCATACGAGACGCCCAAGAGACGACTCTTGTGAGCGTACTGGCGATGAGGTTCCCGACCCGTCCGGGTAACTGCTGGATGAACGAGACGACACCTTGGAGGAACTTTGACCCGGCCGACCTCGCCGTGGAGATCATCCTCGCGGACCAGGAGACGGCCCGAGAGATTACCGCAGCCAAGAACCCTGCGATGCGCCCCGGAAGCTGGCCGATAAAGGTAACGACGGCGGTGAGAACCTTCATCCCGAGTTGGATGGCTATCTGCACCATCCGGACCTGGAACTGGATCCAGCGGCCGATGATGAAGCCAATGATGAACGCAATCTTCGCCGGCAACTGACTGAGGAATGTTCCGATCGCAGCGACGACGCGACCGAAGAACGCAGGAGCCGCCGTCCACACCGCCTGGATTCGGTTCCAGGCTGCTACGAAGAAGCCTGCGACTCGTCCGGGAAGCGCGCCGATAAAGGAGAACACCGAGGAGAAGAAGCCGGTGACTCCCTGCCAAGCACCAACCGCATCGTCCTTGGCGCCGACGAAGAACCGACCGATGGCGCCTAGCGCAGCACCAATCGCAGGCAGCGCCGTCCCAGTGATCCAGCTGACCACCGTGTCGATTACTCGTTGGATTCCCTGCCATGCCGCATCGATGAACGCCCGTACAGCTGCGTTCTTCTTGTAGAGGATGAAGAGCGCAACGCCCAGCGCGATGATTGCCGCGATGATGAGCCCGATGGGGTTGGCGAAGAGAGCAAGGGAGAACGCCCGAGCCGCTCCCGCTGCAAGCTTTAGGCCTGACGCAACGACCTTCGCTGCCGGCCCCATGCTCATGAAGAAGCCAACAATCTTCAGGATGCCGGCGGTGAGGAGGAGTGCTGCACCTCCGAAGGCAAAGAACTGGCCGATGAGCTTCTGCACGGCCGGGCTGAGATTTGTGAAACCGTTGACAAGACCAGTAAGTGCATCAACGATCTGACGAATCCCAGCCTGGAACGGAGCGCCTGCGGTAATCAGCGCCGTCTCTAGGCTGCCCTTGAACTGCTCAATCGAGCCGGCCAGGTTGTCCATCCGCTTGGCGGCGACATCGGCTGCCTTGACCTTCTCGATATTCGCAGCGAGGTTGTTGAACCCCTTGGCTCCGCCTTCCGCGAGGACGGCTGCGGCGCGAATCGCGTCTGACCCGAACAGCGTCTCTAGGGTTGCTAGCTTCTGCTGCTTAGTCATCCCAGAAAGGGAATCCTGGAGGACCTGGGAGACGTCAGCGAGCGACTTGATGTTGCCCTTAGCGTCGAAGAACTTGTTGGAACCATCAGCTGTGATGATCCCGAGCTTCTTCATCAAGTCGGCTTGCTTCTTGGTGCTCGGGTTCAGGTTCTGGAGCATCGTCTTCAGTGACGTGCCCGCGTCCGAACCCTTGATGCCGGCGTTACCGAGTGCAGCGATTGCGACCGTCAAGTCGGAGAAGGGAACGCCGACCGTATGGGCGACGGCTCCCGCCTGCTGTAGTGACTGACCAAACTCCCCAACGTCGATGGCCGAGGCATTCGCCGCTCCAGCGATGAGGTCTGCGACTCGCGGTAGCTCCTTCGCGGAGAGACCGAAAGCGTTCATCGCGTTGGATGCGATGGTGGCAGCGACCGGAAGGTCCACGCCTCCGGCTGCCGCTAGGGCAACAGTCGCGTCGGCTGCCCCGCCGAGAATGTCGGTTGTGGAGACTCCGGCCTTGGCCAGTTCCTCCATCGCAATGGCGGCCTCGGACGCGCTGAATTTCGTGTCTTTGCCGATCCGCAGCGCCGTCTCACGAATCTTGTCCATCTCTTGGCTAGTTGCGCCAGAGACAGCCCCCACCGCGCTGATCTGCTTCTCAAAGTCGGCCGAGGTCTTGACGGCCAGAGCGAATGCACCGACGAGCAGCCCACCAGCGATGGCGCTGCCCTTGGCGAAAGCGTTGATGCCCTTAGCAGAACGACCAGACGACTTGTCCAGGTCGTCCATATCGCCCTTGGCACGCTTCGCACCTGTGCCGTCGTATGTAGTTCTTATTCGCCCTTCGGCTGTACCAAGATTGGTGTTCGCCAAGGCTTCCGCCTTACCGGCCAGGTGTGGTGCCAGAGGTCGGGGTGCCCCTTCGGTACTGGGCCTGGAACCCGAGCCGCTTCCTCAAGTGGTTGGTGCGCTTGGCTTTCGTCTGCTTCGCTGTCTTGGCTTCGATCTCATCTAGCTCGTTGGATATGGTGTTGCCGAAGACGCTGACCGCCTCATCCAACTGATAGGCGTCATACGGGTCCTCGATGACAAGTAGCTCGCTCGGTCGGCACCCCCAGGTCTTGGCGTGGTTATACAGGTTCCACAGAAGCGGTTTCTTGATCAGCGCGAAATCGGTCCACGTCGCGGGTGCCCCCGACCGCGTAATTCCAGATGAACTGCTTGTCCTCGAAGCCCACCCACTCGATGTAGGCGAGTTCGGTCACGCCGTCCTCGGCAACGGTGGGCCACTCGTGCATCGGCAAGGAGTTGCCGTCCTCGTCCTGAGGAGTCGGGCGCAGCTTCGGCTCCACGACTACAAACATGGCCACGAGGTCGAAAAGCTCCATCATCTCCGTCATCATCGAGGAGTCGATCTGGGAGACGATCTCAGCCCTGGTAACGTCCTGCCCCTTGGCTGCTGCCTCCAGACCCTTCTCGACCAACGGCATGAGAGAGTTGGGGATCACACCAGCCTGAAGGAGCGCGATCATTCCCGGCCGCCGGACACGAGCGACAAGCCCGCTTGGCATTGTGAGGAGTTCGCCCATCGCCCTCGCCCGTAGCTCAGCGATGGACGTGACCTTTGCTCCACTCGCCTCAGCCGTTCCTAGGGTGCGGCCAGACTCCTGATCCTTCCGGGCCTTCTCGATGGCAGCACGAAGCTCCTCAACCGATTCGCCGGTTGGGAGAGTGGCCGTTCCTATGGCCTCCTTGGCCTGTGCAGCCCGGCGCTTCTTCTCAGCAGCCGAGACCCCACCAGCTCGCTTTGTGGGCTTCCTCGTGGTTCCTGCAGTCTTCTTCTCCGCCATGCTGGCCTCCTAGGGCTCCGATGGACGACGGACGGACTAGATTGCGTTCAGTGGCCCGTACACGATGCACGTCACCGAGGTCTGGAACGAGTGGGTGATGTTGATGTTCCCGTTGATGTCGCGGAACCGCTCGGCCGAGAGCAGAAAGTGCCGCTCACCGGTCGTTGCAGGAACCGAGTGCGAGAGGTCTGGGTTCATCGGGGTAGCTGCGCCGGGAGGACCTGTCCCAGAGGTTGGGTCATCCACGACGACGACGTCAGCTGAGCCTCCGGCGTTCTTCACGATGAGGAGGTACTTGCCGGTGGAGCCGACTGGGATGGTGTCGGATGCGCCCACGGCCGCGTACGCCGGGTTGCCGGCGGGCACGACAGGAGGGACCACCGGTGTCTGTACGGCCATGGTCCCTCCTTCCTAGGCGATGGGCGTGACGGTCTCGTTGTTGACGAAGGAGTACAGCTTGCCGATGTGGGCCGCCTCTGCGGACGGGAACCCGTTACCGGTCGCGCCGGTCACGTGGAACTCGCCATCGGCGAACTCGCCCTCGATGTCGCCGGTCAGCTTGGCGCGGAAGATGAGCGCGTGGACGTCACCGCCCGAGTCTGACATGCTCTGGCCTTCAACCTTGAAGTAGGGACGGGCATCCGTCGCCAGCTTCGTGTAGGTCTTGACCATGTTGGGGGTCGTCCCGGTGTCCACCGTGGCGCCTCCCGCGATGAGCTTGTAGGGCTCCAGCGGCAGGCCTCCGTTCTCCAGCTCAACTTCGATCTGAGGACCGGCGCCACGCGAGGCGATGGTCTGGTCGTCGCCACGAAGCTCCGAGAAGTCTTCGGACTCTGACCAACTCCAGGTCCTCGCGTACGGCAGATCAACCAGCGAGCCGGGCGTGGTCCAAGGAGCCGGGAGCGCCCGAAGCTGGGTGTCCCGGATTCCGAACGGCAGCGCCGTTGTCGTGATTGGCATCTGGTGTTTCCTCCCCTCTAGGTATCGGTGGTTCCTGGAATCGTAGCGTCTCCACGAGGAGACCGGTTCTCACGTCGAACCTGTGCAGTACAACAACGCCAGGAGCCTTGCCGCAGAACTGCGATGCACACGAGACCTCAATCAGCCCCTTGTCAGGGATCAGAAGTCCATGCTTCTTCTTTCCGCAGTGAAGCTCCATCGTCGCCTACTTCTTGCTGTCGTCGGCCGAGCCTCCGGCCGTGGTGACTGGGTTGGTGCTCCCGCCTCCCTCCGCCTGACCTTCGCCGGACGCCGTGTCTGCGTCTGGATCGGTCATGAGCACGTCGCGGGAGACGACCGGCGTGTCCATCGTCGCGACGGCTCCGCCCGGTGTGTCGAACTCCCGTCGCCCTTCGGCCGCCTGAACTCCCGTTGCCCGGCCTGACGGTGAGACAGTCAGCGCCTTGAGCTTCAGGAACGGGATCAGGTTCTCCGGCACCCCTTCCTGCACCATGATGTCCGACTCGACATCGGTCAGGTGGTCCTGGACAAGTGTGGGGAGGTCCTGGACCGGAAGCGCGAAGCGGTTGCCCGCGTGCCACACGAGGTCTGGCATGTCCTCGCCGGGATCGAACCCCTGGTTGTGCCTGAAGTCTTCCCGCGTGATGATACGGACATCAGCCGTCCCGATGTAGACGGCGGTGCGCTCCTTCTTCTTGGTCATATTCACCCCCTTCCCTATGATCCGCTGTAGACTACCTCGAACGTGGCGAATTGGACCGAAGCTCGCCACGAGTCATCGACCAGTTCACCAGAGTCACCTTGCCACTTGATCTGGCTGATCCAGCCATCTCCGTGGTCGATCGGATTTGTGCCTTCGAGGATCGCCCTTGCTCGTACGAGTGTTGCGAGGATGGCGGAGTACTGGCCCATACGGTCGTAGACATACAAGAAGAACTGCGCCCGGTTGACTGGCCCGATTCCTGGGATCACTGGGTCGAACCGAAGAACAGCGAACTTGCCCTTGGTTAGATCGGGTGTGGTGGTGATGGACCCAGCGTTGAAGAGACGTGCATCTGGGATCGACGCAGAGAACTCGCCATCCAGGACGAGCTTCGTCCGGATCATCGCCTTGGCCGCCATCTAGCCCATCCTCGCGAAGAGGGTCCGCATGTTCGCCATCACCCTCGCGCCCATCACCCGGATTGTCTGCAAGATAATTCCGTTGACGCCTCCGAACCGGACCTCCAGCCATATGCCGTATGGGACACCGTGTGCGGCGATGATTGAAGAGGAGGTCCCGCCGTGCTCAGTCCTCGCGCTCAAGGAGTTCCGGGCGTTGGTCGTCTGGTCCTGCCACGGCGCGTTGGACTTCATGTAGTTCTCGACCTGCGGCCGGGAATACTCCATCACCGCAACCATGCCCTTGATGATCTTCTGATCAAGCTCACCAATGTTCTCGAACAGCGACCGATCCACCCACACGAAGTCCGGACCCTTAGCCACGGTACACAACCTCAGCCTTAGTCTGGTACGAACGGTCTGGGTGCACAAACACGACCTCGTACTTCACGCCGTCAATGTAGAACCAATCTCCATTCTCAATGTCGGCTCCATACTCGCCGAGCAGGATGAACTCCGGAGTTAGGCTCTGGCCCTCGATAGTTCGCCGTTCGGGAAGCTGCTGCACCGAGGCAATGAGCATCATCGACTTCCCGCGAACCTGGCGCTGGTTGGTCCGGTTGAACGAGCCTCCATCCCACACCAAGTCTTCGCGGGAGAGCAACGGGACAATCTTCGACGGGTCGCGAGCGATGACCTCCGCTGTGTTGCGGCGGTTGGCCTCTAGCTCGGCTTGTCGGTTCATTCGCGAACGATCGGCCGCACTCGGGTTCCCGTCCCAGCTGGTGCCGCTCCGGCGTCGCCTTCCTCGGCCAACTCTGTGTACTTCTCCCACATCTTGAGCGCCATCGGGTGAAGTTGGCTGTTCTTGCGGGAGGAACCGGACTCGCTCACGTCCGTCAACTCCGCGTAGCGAGCCGCCTTCTTCTCCCACCCATCAGCGGCAGCCGCCTCCAACGAGGTAGCTCCCGCCAAGAGGAGGTCGATGTCGCGCGACTCCCAAGCAGAAGTCGTGTCCGTCTCGCCAATCATCTCGCGGACGCGACGCCTTGCATTGTCCACGTCGGCCGGGATCGGTGTCGCCATTAGTCGCCGCTCCTCGCGTGCGGGTGGACCCAGATGCTACCGGCCCGCAGAACGGTTTCGTTGGTCGTGCTTCGCTTCCACACGACTGAGTAATACATCTCCACAATCTCGTCAGTATTGAAGCTGGCCACCAACGTAGGGTCGTCAGGGATTGTGATGCGGAAGATATCGGCAGAGATGTACGTTCCGTCCACACCGATTTCCGCGCTAGCGTCCACAACCGAGAGGTCGCGCTTGGCCGTGAAGCGAACGGTGTCGGTATTGAGGAAGCCTCCGGCGATGGCAACCGGCGCGACATCGAACACGGCCTGCTCACCGCGATAGATGTCTAGGTGCACGGTATCAAAGCCCACTCATTTCCTCCTGGTGATATCGCCGGAAGGTCTCTCATACGTCAGTGTTGAAGTATCGCGCCGGAGTATACCCTCTGGACGGCCTCGACTGACGTCACCTGATCCGCCTACGTCGTTGATGTCTCCCTCTGGCCGGACGTACGGCTGTGGCTCTTGCCCACCTAGGCGGAGGATTGGCCTCGCGCTATCTGTCTCGACAGCCACGCCGACCGCGACGAGCTTCCGACGCGAGAAGGAAAACGCAGAGGAGGTCTCCTGCGCACGTCCAATCGTCCTGGACTTCGCCCGGCCCATCGGCTGCGCTATCTGCGAGTCAATTGCCCGCCCAACTGCACGCTCCTTCCGGCGCGAAAAGGCGAACGCAGTATTTGTCTCAACAGCTACACCGACAGGCCTCGACCTTTGTGCACGGATTGTCCCTGCAGTGTCAATCTCTGTGGCCCGGTTTACCGGTATGTTCTTCGTGCCAGCTGAGGTGATCGGCCGAGCGGTGTCGTTCTCAACCGCTGGCCCGTACGTCTTGGACTTGAATCGGGTCAACGGCCGCCCAGTATCCGTCTCTGTTGCGACGTTGACGGCTCGGATCTTGGTCTCCGTCAGCGCTGTTGCGGTATCCGTCTCGGTAGCTCGCCCGATGGCCTTATTCTTACTAGGCGGAATGGTTCTTGCGGAATCCGTCTCTATGACCTGGTTAACGAGCTTTTCCTTGCGCCTCGAAACTACGCCCGCCGTATCTGTTTCAGTCGCCCGGTTTACCGCACGCTGCTTCGTCCGAGCTAGCGCCGTTGCCGTATCAGCCTCCGTCGCAGTCGCGAGGGTCCGCTGCTTCCTCCTCGCGAATGGCGTGGCGGTATCGGTCTCAACCGCTGGGCCGAAAGTGATGCGGGCCGGGAGAACGAAGCGCGTGGCTGTCTCAATCGACGTGGCCTGGCCAATCGTCCTCCGCTTCTGCGGGGTAATCGACATCGCCAGGTTCGTCTCGACCGCTTGGCCGATCGTGCGCTGCTTGCGACGAGCAAACGCCTGGGCTATCTCGTTGGTCGTTGCCTGACCAATCGTCCGCTGCTTTACCCGGCCGAAAGGTTGCGCGGTATCGGTCTCGGTAGCTCGCCCGGCCGTAGCCTGCTTCTGCGGAGCAATCGGCCGAGCGGTATCTGTCTCAACTGCTGGGCCGATGGCGTCGAGCTTTACCCGGCCGAAAGGTTGCGCCGTATCAGTCTCGACTGCTTGCCCGACATTGACGTTAGTCGCGCCACCGCCAGCAGCATCATTGAGCGGCCGGAACGCACCCAGGAATGCGAGCTTCTCATCCGACGAAGAGTTGCTACCGACGAGGCTGCCCGTAGCACCATCGGCATACTGGACCTTAGTTGCAACCGTGATGTTGGGCTGCTGAATGTGTTCAGTAAAGCCGGACGGCTGCGTCCAGTCGCTAGCGCCATTGATCCCAGAGCCGGTCCAGAACAGCAGACGATCATCACGAGGAGGCATGACCTCGGTCGCCGGAGTGTTCGTCCCATTACCAACCGCCGTCTCGTGATCCACCGTCGTGTCGAACGGGTCTCCGGTAAGAACTGCGGCAGATATTGTTGTCGCAGTTGCCGTCCGCTCACACGATCCGGTCCAAGTGAAGTTGTATGTCCCAGAATCGCCTCCGGTTAGCCGCTTCCACCATATCTGATCCCGGAGACTTCCAGAGTTCTGGTCCTTGCTTGACTTCAGGTTCCATGTGCCGTCCGGAGGAGTCACTCCAGTGGGCAGTCCGGCACCAGAGTCCTCGAACAGAAAATGGATAGCAACGACCTTGTCGGCAGTGTCCGCATCAGCAGGAACTGGGACATTACCTGAAGTCGTTGGCCCGACATACGTTATGAATGTCGTCAGGCCAGGAACCGGGACCTTGCTACTCGTTCCCTTAATCTCCCACACGGCCATCCGGCCGCGTTCCTGAACCGGCGTCCGGTTCATCGGCACGCTTACGGTCGCAGGAGGAGTTACCGGAACAGTACGCCGGGCGAAGACGCCACCGGAGGTCGCGCCAGTCGCGATGTCGGACTCCGCGATGAACGTCGCACCAGACCCGGCTGAACCTGTTGTGGCGTCCCAGTTTGCGATCAGTCCGAGGACAAGGCTCTGGTCTCGCTGGGTTGCAATAGTCTGGTAGTCCACAGGGTCGCCATCGGAGCTGGTGTGCGTCCCGACCCCTAGCGCACCAAGCCAGTCAGCTACGTCATGGTGTGAGACTTCGCCAACCCAGCCACCAATTGGATCAACGTCATCAGCGCTGAACGTAACCGTCTGCGAAACGTCGTTGGTATCATTGACGAGCTTCGCCCAGACGCCAATCGCGGTTTGGAGGCTATCACTGTTGAAGTGCCGCCTGGTGATCTCAACCCAAGACTCCGTTAGCGAGTCGGAGATGGAGATACCGTTGAGGTTCGCCCCAGAGGTCGAGTCAGCCCAAGCTGCCGCGACGAGGAGCCGCCCAGACTTCGGCGTGAAGCTACCAGTCGTCGTGGAGGTCGCAGTTGCGGCCGGAGCCGTCCCTATCAAGCTCCTCCACAGTGGAGGGACAACCGGCAGGAGCGGAGCCGATGGATAGAATGGTCGCTTGTAACCACGCCGCCGTAGCAGGTGGTATATCAGGAGGTCTTTTGGGTATGGCACGAGTGCCTATGGGGTCAGGCGTTCATGACCAAGACGTTGAGATAGTCCACCTGAACCTGGTTGGCTGCGTTGGAGACGGAGAATGCAGCGCAGACTCCGAAGCACCAGTTGATGGTCGTGTCGCGGGTCACGGTCCTCGCAGCGGCCGTAACCGGAATCGCGTTGGCGGAGAAGGCGGTGAGGCTCGTACCGAACTCCAAATCACCTTGGCCAAGAATCGTCCCGGAGGTCCCGTCCACAGTGATGAGCCCTAGGTACTCCATCCTCCAAGGGATCGACGTCAACGCGGTGCAGGCGATAGCCGCGCTCTGGGCGAGGATACTCGTGATCGCAGCAGGCTGCCCGGTAGCTCCCGGCAGACCCGCATAGATACCAAGCTGAAGCGTCGGTGTTGCTGTCGCGCCCCAGTTCCCTTGAACCTCAACCTTGATCCGGACGCCA